TCACCCGTGGGCGTGCATCAAGGAGCCTCGACACCTAGCTCTATTTAAGAAGGACATTCAGAATGCATACGAGAAGTACATCCTGTGTAAGGACTCTTCTGGGGACTTCAAGTACAAGGTTCTTATGAGCTTTGATGAGGTTGAAGCTCTACATAAACAACTCAAAGACTCAGAAGATACACTGGCTGTTGACACAGAGACTACTGGGCTAAACTTCTTGGAGGATGAGATCATGACGATCTCTATTACCAGCAAGGAGAACACTTGGGTCATTCCCTTGGATCATAAAGACTCACCATTCAAGGACCAGCCGAAGGTCTGGATTCTTCTTCGTGATATCCTACAGAACCCCAAGAATAAGAAAGTATTTCACAACGCTAAGTTCGACTTGAAGTTCTTGATCAACTATGGTATCTACACTAAGAATGTGTGGGATACCAAGATCATGCATCACCTTCTAGATGAGAACATGCCTAAGGGTCTGATGGATCTTACCAAACTGTACTTCGCCAACGAACTGGAGAACCTGTAATGCTTACGATTGACAACCCCAGCAAGTTCGACTGGGCCAACATGGAGCTATCGGATTGCTGTGAAGGCAACGCGATGGACACCTACTTCACACTCAAGCTCTTCGACCTGATCATGGAGAAGCTTGATGGTCAGCCCGTCATGAAGCTGATTGAAAATGTAGTCATGCCCTCACTAGAAACCTTCTCCGAGATGGAGTATAATGGGCTACTGGTGGATACCAGCCGTCTAGATGCAGTAGGCCGTCAACTTAAGTCCAAGAACATGGAAGACGAGGATAGTCTATACTCAATCAAGGGCGTTCAGAATACGGACAACTTGTCTTCCAATAATGACCTGATTGAGATTTTGTATACCCGCGAAGATGGCATGGAGCTTTATCCTCCTGACAAGACCGCCAAGGGAAAGCCCTCGGTCTCTGCACCTACATTAAAATTACTACTAGAACACATCGAAGAGGAGTTGGCTACCCGTGAGTAAGTGGAAGCACAGAGAAGAAGGCAAGAAGATTAGTAAGTCCGTGGTAGCTAGTAAAAGCACCGAGGACCTGAAGAACGCTCAAGGATTCCTCAAGGGCCTACTTAATCTTCGCAAGTCCGAGAAGCTTACGAAGACATACATTGATGGGACTAAGAAGGCTATCGACTACAACGGTAAGAACAAGGTATTCGTAGACTTCAGGTTTGACGGCACAGCGACGGGCCGTCTGTCTTGCGCTGCATACAACGCTCAGAAGGCTATGGGGGTGTCGTTCCACACTCTCCCCAGAGAGACGGAGAACAACATTAGAAGCCTGTTCACGGCCCCTCCTGGCTGGTCATTTATTGCTGCTGACTACGCAGCGATGGAACTCCGTGTCTTGTCACACATTGCCAAAGAGGGCAACATGCAGCTTGCCTTCAACCAGGGCGCGGACCTACATACATACACGGCCAAGCTTCTGTTCAATAAGGAGAACATCAAGAAAGAGGAGCGCCAGATTGCAAAGGCAGTATCCTTCCTGATTGTGTACGGTGGAGGTGCTTTCAACCTTAGCGAGACTATGGGTATCCCGATGAAGCGGGCCGAGAAAATCATTAAAGATTACGAGAATGTTTACCCAGGAATCTTTGAGTACATGGATTTTGTAAACAGGTTTATTAAGGAGAATGGTTATGCCTATACGATTTTTGGCCGTAAGCGCAATCTTCCTGATGTTTATAGTAATGATCGTCAGGTCGTCAACAGGGCGCTCAGACAAGGACTGAACTTTACTATTCAGAGTTCAGCATCAGACATCCTGCTGACCTCTCTTCTAGGTGCTTCGCGTAGATTTAAAGAGGCGGGGATGCAAGCTGTTCCTGTCGCCACTGTTCATGACTCGATTGAAATCATTTGTCCTAAAGAAGAGGTCAAGGACACGCTCATGATTCTCTATGATGAGATGGTTAATTACCCAACTATCAAAGAAATATTTAACATCCATTTTGACGTACCTCTCTCTATCGACGCAGAAGTTGGTAGCTCCTTTGGAGACGGTGTTGAGGTAGAGTTTGATGGAGGAATACCACTACTATGAATCTACAAGTTCTAACTGATGGCTCCGTAGAGTTGATGAGCCACACTCCTGATGGAGATCTTCTCGTAGTTAATGCGGCTAGGTGCTCCTTCGACAAAGAACACCTGGAGTTTGACAATGAGAAAGACAAAAAGCTTATCAATTATTTGGCAAGAGAGCGACATGTTCTCCCGTTTCGTCATCCTAATGTTACTCTACGTCTTACTGCTCCTATTTTCGTGCTTCGCCAATTGGGCAAGCATCAAGTTGGCTTCTCTTGGAGCGAAGTCTCTCGCAGATATATCACAGGAGAGCCTAAATTTCACTGTCCAGTCATTTGGAGAGAGAAAGCGGACAACGTGAAGCAAGGAAGCTCAGACACCATTCACCCCGATAATAGGGCATGGAAAAAAGAGAATAAGTCTGTAATCGACCAAGCCCTGGTCGTGTATAATAATATGCTGGAGCAGGGAGTTGCGCCAGAACAGGCGCGTATTGTTTTGCCTCAGTCCATGTACACAACGACAGTAACCACTGGCACGCTTCTAGGTTGGTATCATCTATGGAAGCTTCGCAGTGAGGAGCACACTCAACTAGAGACGCAAAAGTATGCACGGGCTATAGGAGACATTATGAAGCACCTCTACCCCGTTAGTTGGGAGGCTCTATGCACACACTCGTAATCGGTGATCTACATTTTATTGACAAGCCTTGCGGAATGCTCAAGGCACAGGCGGATGCTGTCATCAAGATCTGTTCGGATCAAGTAGGTAACTGCGGAGACGTTGTATTTTTAGGAGATCTAATGATGCATCGTAGCCCCAGACCTACGGTGCTACTACAGATTAAGGAAATGTTAGACACACTTACGGGCATGGGGCTACAGGTGCATATTCTAAGAGGCAACCATGATAGTGTCACTAAGGCTGACGACGGGGTGACTGCCCTAAGCTTGTTCAAAAATAAAAACGTAGAGGTTCATGTAGATTATTATGAAAACCATACTAAGCAATGGGTATTTATCCCCCACTATGAAGATGAAGAAAGAATTAAAAACTTTCTTTCTAATGCTCCCGATGGCTATACTGTATTCGGTCATTTTGGTTATAACGGCGTTCTTAATTCTGCTGGAGACGCTGATTTCAATCTGTCTATTTCCGATTTTAAGAATCCTACAATACTCGGTCACATACACAAGGAAGGTAGAAAGGGGAATGTCTCAGTTCTTGGTACGCCCTACACCACCAACTTTGGAGAGGCAGGAAAAGACTGCTACTACGGGATTCTAGTTGACAACAAGCTGTCGAAAGTTCCTTGTGAGTACGGACCAAGACACTTGCTTATTGATTACGATAAAGTAGAAGACAATATTGAGTGGCTAAATAGCGGCGACTATAATTTAGTTCGAGTAAACATCGGAACCTTGGACGATAACATGAAGGATATAGCAGAGACCACGCAAAAGATCAAAGCGCCCGTGGTTGAGGTGAAGTATAAGCCGTTGCTAGATGACCGAGATGTGTTTGAGACTGACGACCGAACAGTGTCTTCTGTACTGAGTGACGAGCTATTGGACCACTACATTAACTCCAGCAACACCAAAATAAATAAGGAAGACTTGTTGGAGGGGTTGAAACTAATTCATGAAAATAAACAAGGTAGAAATATCTAACTTCTATTCTATCAAGGATGTAAAGCTATCCTTAGATAAGTATAAAGGTATTGTCCTTATTGAGGGCAAGAACAAAGACACAGGCGGATCGAACGGATCTGGCAAGAGTGCTTTGATTGAGTCTGTTGTTTGGGGTTTGTTCGGGAGGACGATTAGAAAGTCTACCGAGGAGGCTCTAGTCAACAATCAGGCCAAGAAGAATTGCAGGGTAAAGATTACTGTCAACGATGATTATGTCATTGAGCGGGGTAAGAAGCCTGTGTTCCTAAAGTTCTTTCACAAAGACAAGGAGCTAACCAGGGACAATGCTACCAACACTCAGGCGCTTATCGAGGAAACACTCAACACCAACTACAAAGTGTTCCTCGCCTCTACTGTGTTCGGACAGCAGAATAATATTGAGTTCATCAACGCTACCCCAGAGGACAAAAGGATCATCATTAAGAATTTCCTGAATCTTGAGGAGCTATTTTCGCTGAGGGACACAGTGAAGTATTTGAAATCGCAATTCAATACGGGTGTCAAGAAATGCGACACTCTGATCGGTGAGCATGAGCAAACTATATCAAATTTTGATAAAGAGATCAAGAATCTTGCCCGTCTTAAAAAGCAAATCGAGAAGACAGATGTATCTAAAGCTCTAGAATGTGAGCTTCAAGATATTCTTAAAATCGAGGCAGATAATAACGACAAACAATACAAAATTGCAAACATAAAACGAGACTTAAGCTCACTACATACTAGACAAAATCAAGTAAAGAAGAGCCTGGAGAATCCTAATGAAGTTATACAATGCAAGTCTTGTGGTCAATCCATATCCAACAACGTACACCCAAAACGCCTCATGGTCGAACTCTCTGATATTCAGTCGGAGATCGCGGAGAAGGAGGAGGAGATACGAGAACTCAATGAAGGCATCCAGGATGCGCCAATCTCGTCGTTCGATTATCATAAAGTTCACGAATACCGTACCCTCAAAAAGGAGACGGAGACTTACGAGAGTCTGAGAGGAGACACCATGAACAAGCTCCAGCAGGTACACAGCGAAAAGGCTGACCTTCTGGGCAAATACGATATCATGAAGTTTTGGGAAAAAGCTTTCTCGGAATCGGGTGTGGTCAAGTATATTATTAAGAATGTGCTAGAATACTTTAACTCGAAGGTAAACTTTTATCTATCACATTTATCCCAAGGAAAGTTCTTCATCACTTTTGACGAGGAACTTAAAGAGACCATTACTCACAATGAGAGGAGCGTTGCATATATTTCCCTTTCTGGTGGCGAGAAGCGCAAGGTGAGCCTAGCTGTAATGCTTGGTTTGCAAGAGCTACTTAAGATGTCGCATAAGCAGAAAACAAATTTGATGTTCTTTGATGAAGTTGCTGAAAATCTGGACAGAGAAGGACTCGAAGGTCTATACATACTTCTGTCGGAATTGAAGAAAGAGAAGAGTTTGTTTGTAATCACGCACAATAACTATCTTAAATCTTTAATGGACAACAGCAAAAGCCTGACTATGATAAAGGCAAACGGTACATCCAAAATAAAAGGAAAATAATTATGGCAAACGTAAATTTAGAAGGTCTTGGACAAGAAATATTTGAATCTCGATATGCATACCCAGGAGAAACCAAGTGGGCAGAGAGAGCTAAGGTCGTTGCAAGAACAATGGCTTCGGCAGAGAATGACGACGAGAAAGAACGAGTTGAAAAACTCTTCTACGAATCAATTGGATCCGGAGACCTTATTCCAGGTGGCCGTATTATTTTTGGCTCTGGTCGCAACCGTGGTCGTCACAATCTTCTAAACTGCTACGTCATCATCCCAGAGGATAATGTAGACTCCATTGGCAAGACTGTCATGGACATGTACCGCATCTCCTGTGCAGGTGGCGGCGTGGGATTCAATGTGTCTAAGCTTCGTCCTAAGGGTGATCACATTGGGAGTGTTAAGAACTCTGCTCCTGGCTCTGTGTCTGTCCTTAAGATGATCAACGAGGTAGGTGAGCACGTTCGCGCTGGTAAGAACCGACGCACTGCGCTCATGGGTATCCTCAACGTCACTCACCCAGACCTTCTTGAATTCCTTTCTGTTAAGCTCGATCAAGGTCAGCTAAATAACTTCAACATCTCCGTTGCTATCACCAACCGATTCCTTGAAGCTGTGGAGCTTAACGAGCCGTGGTTCTTTACGTTTAACAACAAAGAGTATCACTCCTACGACATCTCCAGAAGCGGCGAGGATGTGATTAGCGTCATCGGTACTAGCGAGGAGGATGCTCTAGTCAGAGCAGAGAACTTCCACAAGGTTAAGTGGACCGACACGTTTGAGATGATCGGTATGCGAGACATCAAGGCGCGTGAGCTTTGGGACATGATCTGGAAGAACTCTGTGGAGTCTGGGGACCCAGGTATCTACAACATTGATCTAGCGAACAGCTACACCAACGTATCGTACTTCGAGAGCCTCGACAGCACGAATCCTTGTGGCGAGATCTCTTTGCCCTCCTATGGTAACTGCTGCCTAGCTAATATTAACCTAAATAATATGGTTCTGGATGACGGAACCGACATTGATTGGAAGCGTCTAGCTAAGACTGTTCGTACTGGTGTCAGGTTCCTAGACAATGTTCTGACCGTCAACACCTTCCCCACAGAGGAGTGTAAGCTGGTTGGTGAGCGGTCCAGGCGCATCGGGCTTGGTGTTACGGGGCTACACTACATGCTTATTAAGCTAGGTATCAGGTATGGAAGCGAGAAGTGTCTTGAGTTCCTAGAAAGGTTGTTCGGAACTATTCGTGACGAGTCCTACAAGATGTCTATATACCTTGCTCGCGACAAGCAGCCCTTCCCTGAGTTTGATTATAAGAAATTCCTAAATGAAGAATTTGCAAAAACCCTCCCTGCGCGGATACGAATGCTTATTAAAAAGCATGGAATTAGAAACGCAGTCATGCTCACAATTCCTCCTTGCGGAACTATATCAATGCTTCATGGAGTATCAAGCGGAATTGAGCCTATCTTCTCAGCCATGTATAACAGGCGATACAGACAGGCCAACGTCTGGAAGGAGCAGCTAGTTCTAGATCCCCTATTCCAGCAGTATTACGATGAGGGTAAATCTCTAGAGCCTTTTGTTGGAGCATATGACATTGCACCAGAAGATCACATCAAAGTACAGGCCACAGTTCAGAAGTACATTGATTCGTGTATCTCCAAGACAATTAACCTTCCCGCAACGTCTACTCCTGAGGAGTTTTCTCAGGCTGCGCTAGACTACGCACCATACCTTAAGGGTCTTACCGTTTATCGTGCAGGGTCCAAGGGTAACGAACCACTACAAGCAATCGCACTTACGGAGGAAAACATTGAAAAATACATGGGACCAAGAAGAGAACCAGCCGAAGTTGGAATCCAGTCAGGAGACGCCTGTTCTCTTGAAGGTGGAGACTGCGGAGCTTGAGCCTCTTCCTCACGTTGACGACCCGTATTGGGAGGACTGATCATGCCTATCTATGAGTGGATCTGTCAGGGGTGTAATATCTATTGGGAACGAGAGTGCTCGATAGCTAAAGCCCCCGACAGAACTCGGTGCCCTCAGTGCCGAAAACTATCAGAAAGATATTATGCTAATCAAAATGTTCAGCATAAGTGGGGCGATGATAAGGACTTCCATACGGTGCGTGCGCGTTACCAGAAGCACGCGCACAAGGGATTTGATAAGACTGCGGGAGATAGATTCCTGAATCAAAGTATTGAATCCACTAAAAATGCTATGAATGATGAATCCTATCGGTATAAGAGTATGAATATCGACTGGAACAAACTTGGGGAAGATCGTGGGCTTAGAAAGGTTAGTGAGGCTGAGGCTATGCAAAAGATTGAAAATGCCAAAAACCTGACTGGTCAAGCCTATGATAATGCTAACAAGATGGGCTACAAGGACATTGGATCCACTAAGCTAGACATCAATAAACCCAAAAAACAATCATAACAATGGCCTACGATTTTTCTGACAACATTCAGCGAGGGATCCTGTATCTCCTCAAGTCTGACAAGGATTTCTATCTACAGATTGTAAACCTAGTCAAGCCTGAATACTTCGACTACCCTACACACTCAAAGATCTTCGAGAGTGTGCGTGCTCACTACGAGAAGTATGGCAAGCTTCCTATTGATGATTACATCATTGAGGATGTTAAGACTAAACTGAATTCTAGAGAGACTGTTTCTGATTACCAAGATGAACTTCAGTATGTCAACAATGTTGATGCGTCTACTGTAGGTGACTCGGAGTATATGCTTGACCTAGTGGAGAACTTCGCAAAGAAGGAGGCCATGAAGGGAGCCATCGCAGACAGTATCTCCCTTATCAAGGAGAATCGTATGGACGAGGTGGAGGCGCTTGTTAAAAAGGCGCTTCTCATTAACCGCGATGTGGATACGGGACAAGATTACTTCGAAGATCTTAGTGATCGTTGGGACCGTATCTTCAACAAAAAACATGAGGAAAAATACAAGACCTTTTTGCCAAGCATCAATAAGTCTCTAGAGGGGGGTTTGGGTGCCAAAGAACTGGCAATGGTTGTTGCTCCCCCTGGAGTCGGAAAGTCCCTGTTCCTTGTCAATCAAGGCGTACACTCGATGATGGAAGGCAGGAAGGTTTTGTACCTCTCTCTTGAGATGAGCGAGGATAAGATCGCTCAACGGTTCGACTCGGTTATGACGCTTACACCTCAGTTCAAGCTGAAGGACCCAGCGAATCAGCTTACTGTTAAGGAGCGCCTAGAGATGTTCAGGGAGCAGTTCCCTGGAAGCGAGCTAGTTATCAAGGAGTTCCCCACGGGACAGGCTTCCATCAACACCATTCGTAATCTTTTGGTGCAGCTAAAGAACTATGAGGAGTTCGAGCCTGATCTACTTATTGTAGACTACCTTGAGCTACTTCGACCTGCGAGGGAAGTTCAGCAGGAGTATCAAGCGCAGCAGAAGATTGCGGAGGAGCTTCGCGGTGTGGCTATGGAGTATAACTTCCTCATCTGGACTGCCACGCAGACTAACAGGCAGGGGAGGATGGTAAAAATTATTACCGACGCTGAGTTGGGGGACTCTTACGGAAAGATCAGGACATGCGATTTTGCTATGTCTTTGAACCAGTCCGAGGAGGAGTTTGATGCTGGGCGTATGCGTGCCTTCGTTATCAAATCTCGGAATGGTCGCCCCAGGTTCACTGTTCCTATGGAGGTGGACTACGGTATCCTACGAATGTCTGAGGGCGAAGAGGCTCTAGGAGAATGACATGAAACAAAAGCCAGTACACCCAATGGAGGTGAAGACAGGTTCCAAGGTTTACACCATAGAGCAGAAGTCTTTGACCAAGGATTCACTTCATGGAGATGTAGATTTTTCAAAGGCTATTCTAAGGATTGATCCTAATCAAAGCTTGGAAGACTATAAAAACACACTCCTGCATGAGATCATTCACATTGGGTATGATATGTTTGGTTTGGGAAACGATGAAGACATGCCCTCAGTCAACAATGAATTTCTGACCATGATAACTGGCAACATGCTTAGGTTATTTACGAATCTAAACCCGGAACTGTTTGAGTATATCTTCGAGCGCCCTAAATAAGTGGGGTGCTTTTATGAAAGACTTAGAACAAAAAGATATACTAAATAGAACCAGACAGAGGCTCACGCGCTTTTCCATTTATCTTGAGGGTAGGTGGCGCTTCGGTAGGTTACTCACGCCAACGCTGATAGCAGACAACCAAAGTATTTTTCGAATGTCTGTTCCTTTTGCGTTAATTTCTGCTAATGAGAATAACCCTAAAAATGCTGCTATGTTGGGTCGTCCTGGAGATTACATAGCATCAGACGCTCAGGGAGAGCTTTCTATTATAACGGAAGCTCAGTACGATCTACGCTTCCCAAAGAGACGCAAGCAAGCTTACCGACCAGAAACTTCAGAGAAACTAAAAGGTGGAGACTTTATCACAGAAACTGTGCGAGAATCTCAAACAGTGCGCTCTAATACTACGTCTGGTAGAAGAAGATCTGGCGGGGTACTGTCTCCTGAGCAGACTGTAGAGAGCCAGCAACAAACTACTTATTCTCAAGACGCCTTTATTGATTCGCCAGGACCTGGAGGTGGTGGGCCTACACCTTCCCCAGCTAAAGGCGGTCAAGACTACTAATTATGAACGATTTATCAGAACTACTAGAAAATTTTAACTGGGAAAACTACAAGGAGATCTCTGACGCATTAACTAAAGTTAATCAGAATCAAATTGAGTTGGATATGTCTAACCAAGCTTCTGTCTACTCATACTATCATGGGTTGATGGCATCCGCAAAACATGAGCTTGATGACATCCGAAGCGACCTGACTACGCTCGTTGCAAAGCTACGCGCTGGTCACAGAAGCGCCTCTTCGACTAAGCTTACCGCGCAGAATCTAGATGACCTAGTGTTCAGCGACGAGGCTTACGATGTGGCGCAGAAGCAACTGAATGAAGCCTCATTCAGGTATGAGGTTCTCAAGGGTCTGTGTCGGGCTCTTGAGCACAAGAAAGATATGCTTGTCCAGATGTCAAGCAACCGACGCGCAGAAACCAAACTATACAACTGAGGAAACTACAATGGCTATTGACCTAGAAGCACTACGACGGAAACACGAACAACTTAACGGTGGCGGCAACACCTCCGAAAACTCAGACTTTCTTAACAAGTTCTACAAGATTCCAGAAGGATCAAACTCTGTTCGCCTTCTTCCTTGGAGGGACGAGGACCGAGAGTTCTACGCTGAAACGAAGATCCACAGGGTTGAAATGCCTGATGGGCAATACAAGAACTTCCATTGCCGCAAGGTACATGGTGAGGCTTGCCCCTTGTGCGATCTATACTACGGTCTGTGGAAGACTGGTAGGAAGGAAGACGAGGACCTCGCTAGAAAGATTAAGCCTCGCGCTCGCTACTATATGAACATTCTTGATCGAGACACTGGCGATGTCAAGATTCTTTCTGTGGGTGTAATCATCTTCAAGAAGATCATCGCTGCAATGCTCGATGAGGATTTCGGAGACATCACTGACCTTCAGTCGGGTCATGATTTTAAGATTGTCAAGGAGATGGAGGCAGGTAGCCCGTGGCCTAAGTACGATCAATCTGCTCCACGGCCTAAGTCCTCCCCGCTAGGCTCCAAGGCAGAAATTGCCTCCTACATGGATAGTCTTCATGATGTTCACGAACTTGTGAAGCTTGAAGATTATGAGGAGGTTAAGATGGCGGCGCAGTCTCTTGCGGGTGTGCCTGTTGTCGAGGGTAACGTGAAACAGTCCGAGGAAGTTTCGGATAACGATTACCTATCTAAACTTCAAAGCTGATTATGAAAAACATTATTCTATCCCTTGCAGTGGCTCTCGTCATTATGACGGGGTTCTCCTCCTGCAAAGTTCTAAGTGACCTCTTTGGTGAGGACACTGTTGTAACCACTCCATCCCAACTCGTAGAGGGCGCTGAGATGGAGCCCATCCCGCTTGAGACTCTACCTGCCAGCGTGGTAGGTGAGCTTCCTGAGGGCACCCAGCTTGTCCTGGCTGACCGTGACGACCTGATTGAGGAGGGTGCTTATGTTCCTTTCTCTCCTGGTGAGGGCGACATTCCAGGCATCCTTGACGCGCTCTTTGGTATCGGTGCAAGTTTCGTTCCTGGGCTCGCTGCTTGGGAGGGTATCCTTACGCTCATCAGCCGTCGAAAGCGTAGAAACTATGCTAAGGCCATTAAGGCCTTGGTTCCTACGGACAGCAATGTTGACATCGCTGGCACCATTCACGGTGTAGCCGCTGCTATCGGAGTCTCTCATTCCACGGAAGCCAGTCAAATGGCTGTCGAAGAAGAAGACGAAGAAATGGCTTAATTACTTAACTTAAAGTAACTTAGACCTATAATAGGAAGACATAGAAATATGTCTTCCTATTTTTATTATGGCCGAAACTACAGAGAAATTAAAGATCCTAGCAGTGCCCGCAAACGAGGGTGGTTGCTCTTACTATAGAATCATTTGCCCTATCAAGAAGCTACAGCAGGTTCATGGGGATAAGGTAGAAGTTCGCTGGAACAAGAATCCTCTAGGTATTGATGAGAAGACGGGGAAGTGGAAAGAGAACTGGGACTTCGAAGACATGAAATGGGCTGATGTGATCTTCACACAGAACCTTAGTAATTTCGGAGGCAACTACACCGCTCGCATCGTGGGCAAGGCTCATGAGTTTGGTAAGTTTGTGCATTACGATACTGATGACCTACTGACTAACATTTACACGGGCCATAGGCTATACAACGTCTATAAGGAGAAGGGATTAGAGGAGATCACAAAGTTTATCTACAACAATGCTAATCTGGTGACTGTAACTCAGAGAAAGTTTGCTGAAAGGGTAAAGGTGTTTTGTAATCCTAAGAACACTCTGGCTATTATTAAAAATAGTATTGACTATGATCTTCCTTGTTGGAACATGGAGAAGGTCGCAAAGCCTAAGAAAAACTACACTAGGTTCGGCTGGGTAGGTGGAATTCATCATGAGCAAGACCTACGGTATTTCAGTGGTGTTCCGCATTTCGTGAATCAGAGAGTTGGTAGAGAGAACTGTAGATGGGATTTCTACGGGCACCCGCCTCCCAACACTCCGAAGGATGACTGGCAGGTGGATGTTTGGAAGAAGTACAGAGAGATCATTCTTCGTGGATTCAAAGGACAGTCTAATTGGAGGATCCATTACGCACAGATGCCAGACCGCTACGGCGTATTCTACACAGACATGGATGTGGCTTTGGCTCCTCTAGAGTTCAATGAGTTTAACGACTGCAAGTCTGAGATTAAGGTTGCCGAGTGTGGTAGGTACAAAATTCCCCTAGTAGCTACCAATTGTGGTGCCTACGATGAATGGATTGAGGATGGTGAGACTGGGTTCTTGATTGACCCAAAGAAGCCCATCTCTGAATGGACTCGTATTCTTTCTATGTGCGCCAAGAAGCCTGACATGGTTAAGCGTATGGGAGAGAACCTACATCAAAAAACAGAAGAAGCCTTCAACATGGGTAAGGTCGTTGGACAGCGACTGGATCTTTACAAGGAGCTTATCGGTGTCAAAGACAGTTAAGATTATTAGTGGTTGGTCCAAGCCTGGAGGCAGTACCTGTCATTTCATTTGGCTAACTAATAAGCTAAATGAGGAGGGCTATGACTGCACCTTCTACGGACCCCATGATTGGCACAAGGATAAATGCCAGTCTGGAGGAATAGAGGGTATTCGGGTTTTGCCGACCGACAGAGTGATAGCACACTATGTGCCCATCAGGGCTGTGGATGTGGTCGCAAACAAGAGACTTATCTACAGTTGCCATGAATCCCCCTCTCTGTCCAATGTAGCCGACATGAGTTTAGACAAGGTAGATGTCGTACACTTTGTTAGCGAGCGACAGAGGCTCTTACAGGGCGTTGAGCACCCACAGGTGGTAATACCTCCGCATGTCCAAAAAGTCAACTGGTCTGCACCCAAGAACAAGAAGGCAGCAGTCATCGGGAGCATTGACTCGAACAAGCACCCAGCACAAGCAATAGCTCTGGCACGCGAGGCTGGGTACGAAAGAATCCTGCTTTTTGGAAAACTAAATGATCCTAACTATTTTGTAAAGCATATTCTGCCGCTTGTGGTTGAGGGGGTCGTTGAGATTCGACAGCATGAGGACGATAGAGAGAAAATGTATAATGAGGTAGATGCGGTTTATCACTCCTCACATTCGGAGACCTTTGGTCTGGTTGAGGCTGAGTGTAAGCTCGCGGGTATCCCTTATGGTGGGGTTCA